GAAAGAATTGCAGAACGTATTGATGCTAATTTAATGAACATCACTATGGATCAACTTAAAGATCTTCCTAAATCTATTTTTGATAATCGTATTGAAAAGATTAGAGCAAAGACAGAAGGTACTCTAATCATTAAAGAATATCCTACTACTGGTGCACACACAGGCCACTTTAAAGCATTATTAAATGAACTACAACTAAAGAGACAGTTTAAACCTGATCTTATTGTAATTGACTATTTGAATATTTGTGCATCATCTAGATTCAAAGGTGGTTCTAATATTAATTCTTATACTTTAATTAAATCGATTGCCGAGGAACTTAGAGGAATGGCAGTAGAAGAAAATGTTCCTATTCTTTCTGCTACGCAGACTACCAGGGGCGGTTATGGTAACACAGATGTAGAACTGACGGATACTTCCGAATCGTTTGGTTTACCTGCGACAGTGGATTTTATGTTTGCTTTGATATCAACTGAGGATATGGAAAAAATGAATCAGTTAATGGTTAAGCAATTAAAAAATAGATATAATGATCCTACACTTAATAAGCGATTCGTTATAGGTGTAGATAGAGCAAAGATGAAACTATATGATTTAGAACAATCTGCACAAAAAGGTTTAAGTGATTCTGGAATTGTGCACGAACGCCCATCACAAAAACCTGCAGTTAATCCCGCATTTGATGGAATTTTTAATAGCCCACGTCGAGACTTCTCAAAGATAAAGATCTAATATGCAGAAATTAAGCGGAACAAAACTATCAGAAACATATTTGACATTAAAAGCAAATGTGGTTCCTTCCATGAATTTAGATACACCTATTCCTTTAGATATTGCAGATTTAAAGATTTATCAGGAATTGGAATCTGTTCAAACTATTAAAAATGAAGATTTAAATTTTATTAAACATATAAATAAAATGTAACCAACAAGGAGGCGATATGCTAATAACTGTTAGTGGGGCGAAAGATATACATCTTACAAAACTACTAAAATTGGCAGCACGATCATTCGCAGACAAACTCCTGTCTTCTCAATTAGAAAAAAATATTTCAATTAAAATTAACATCAAGGAAAAACTTGGTGCTGGTGGATATTGTGATTTTATAGAAGAAGGATTACCTTGCCCTAGAAGTTTTGTAATAGATATTCAAAGAACAAAAAAGAAAATACATATGTTTTCCGTACTTGCTCATGAAATGGTTCATCTTAAACAAATGGCTACGGGCGAGATGAAAGATAGATATAGAAAGACAAAATATGTAACAGTGTGGAGGGGAGAAACTTACGAAGACGATGTTCATTACTGGGATCAACCTTGGGAGATTGAGGCATACGGGTTGGAAAATAGTCTTGTTGCAAAATTTTTGATAGAACATAACCAATTTAAAAATCTTAGACAGCGACAAAAAGATTGGTTCGTATATGAAACAGATGATGTTTTGGATGATTGATAGGAATATATCATGTAGTTCAAACTTAATTATAAGGAGAAGTAATGGAAGATTTTACATTTACATTTTATGATATAGTGCAAATCATTTTATTATTGGCAGCATGTTGGGCTTGTAAAATTAATGGCTACCATCAGGGTATATCTGATACCGTTGGTTTTTTTGAAGATAAAGGTATTATAGAGATAACCGAAGACGCAGAAGTCCGAAAAACCAAAGATTAATAATAAATTATTACCCCAGCAAGGACTGGGGTATTTTTTTGGCAGAAAATGCTTGACTTCTATTCCAAAAGGTAATATAATTATGGTTCGAATGAGGAAAAGGTTATGAATTTTTCAATTGGTGCGGATATAGAATTGACGACAAAATGGAGATCCAATCTCCTAGGTCAAGAATTCGATATTAAGTCTTTCAAAGGCAAAGTAGTCCCTAACCCAAAATGGTTGGACAGAGACTACATATCTCTTCGTACAGGCAATCCAGAATATCCCATATCCTATATTCATAAGAAGTTTATAGTTGGGCACACTTTTACAGAAACAAGAAGCATAGCGCGCATATTTGTAGTCAAATCAAAATCGTCAGGCAAGACCTATAACGTCATGTCCGAAGATGGCGAAGTTACTTGTGATTGCGTTGGTTTTCAATTCCGTAGAATGTGCAAACATTCTGCTAAAGTTAAGTCGGTGTTGTGAAAGAACAACGCTGCCAAACTTTATGCTTGACACAGGATCGAATAGGTGTTATAATAGAGTTTGAGAGCAGACGCTTTCGGTGAAGTTTGTTTTTTATTATTAAGGAGTATTTTATGTTTTCAGTTGCCGGTGTTTCTACACAAAATGGTATCACAAAAGTTCGTTTCGCAAACGATATCGTGTCCCGTACTAAGGTATTGGCCAAGGGCGGACATTCTCCCCTAGAACTCATTGAGTTGCCTAACCTAATGACTAAGTATGATGCTTGTCAGTATCTCTTAGATCGCGGTGGCGTATTCGCACAATGGTCTGGTCTTATCATCGAGACAATGTCTAAGAAAGATGACAAGGCCCCTGCTAAGCCTGCTAAGCCCGCTAAGGCTCCTGCTAAAAAGACAGCGCCTGCTAAGACCCCTGCCCCAGCAAAGCAACCTAAAATTACTAAGCCTGCAAAAGCAGAAGACGATCTGGAAATTACAGAGATCAAAACGCTTGCCGAAGTAATGGCAGAACCAGCATTAGTTTAATAGGAGAGCAGCATGCCCAATTGGTGTCAAAACGTATTGACTCTTACACACGAGAATCCCGAGGCTATCAAAAGGGCAGAGGCTGCTTTTGCTGAGGGTAAATTCTTAAATGAATTTATCCCAGTTCCTGTAGAACTAGCTAATCCTGACACCACAACCCATGGTGGAGATGATGCAAAAAAATATGATAAGTTGCGAGAACAACTATTAGATAAGTATGGTTATGATAGTTGGTATCACTTTTGTATTAACGAATGGGGTACTAAATGGGATGTGGGCGATGCGCACGGAATCAACGAAGTGTCCGAGAATTCTATATGCGTATATTTTGACTCTGCTTGGTCACCTCCAATCACAGCATATGAAAAACTAAGCGATCTAATTGGTTTCAAGGTTGAAGCATATTACTGCGAAGAAGGTGTAGGATTCTGCGGTAAGTGGACTACTGAAGGTGGGGATGAGGAATATGAAATTCCTAGCTCTGCTGAAGAAATTAAAGAAAAAATTCCTGCAGAATTAGATGATATGTTTTGTATATCCGAAAATAAAATAGAATTTGATGAAACTATAGATTAAGAACTATACAAGTTGTATAAATAAATATATGATAAAAGAAATTAAAATGCTCAAATCCTCCCAGCCCATTATATGTAAAGATACGTATGGCAGACAGCCACACGCCTTTGCACGTAAGGAATCAAATTGGAGTCTGTATCGAGGTTGACGTAAGTATTTTCATATTCTACAAAACCTCGGTACCCCTAAAGTCCGAGGTTTTCCTTTCTTAAAACCTTTTTATTAATACCCTTATACTTGACAAGGTTACTAAAAGGTGTTATAATAGAGACATAGAACGAAGAAACCGCAAGGTTCAAGTACCAAGGCAAGCTAAAGGGTTATTCTTTTTAGATTTGACAAAAGTACTAAAGGTGTTATAATAGTGTTTTCGGTTGATCGTGATCGAGACAAAGTTCTTTTAAAATTTGCATTCCATTTCCTCTTGTAGCTCAAAGGTAGAGCAATCGATTGATAATCGATAGACGTTGGATCGTTACCATCCGAGAGGACCATATATCCCGTTCATCTAGAGGCCTAGGATACCGCCCTTTCACGGCGAACACACCGGTTCGAATCCGGTACGGGATGCCATTATTTTGTGTACAGGCTACAAAATAATGGTTTATGCCTAGGTGGCAGAGAGGTCAAATGCGCCGGATTGCAAATCCGTAAAATCGTCAGTTCAAATCTGACCCTAGGTTCCAAAAATAATGCTTGACAAATATTGTAATGATGTTATAATAGAAACAAGTAAAAAGATCCCGTTACTATTTTCGTTAAAATAGCGCTTGATTAGCGATAGAGATCCGGTGGCAGAAAACCGTAAGCGTGGGGCATGAACCCTGCAGGCTCTGATAGGCAGTATCTCACTGCACACAGACTTTGAATAAATGAGATGGACAGAGTAACCGCTCAATTAAGGGCTGGCATGGAACCCAGTAGCTTATACTAATTTTGGAGATGTAGGAAAATTGGTAACCCCAGCGGACTGTAAATCCGCCGCCCGAAAGGCACTACTGGTTCGACTCCAGTCGTCTCCACCAAGAAT